AATGACAGACATCGCTTACAAATCTACCATAGGAACAGGGGGTTTTATCGCCACCATCGAACTAGGTCACATTAACGAACTTCTAGGACTAGTCGTGGGTCTTGCTACTCTAGTCTATATGACAGCATCAGCAGTCAAAGTGATTAAAGAACTAAAAGACAAATAATATGACACCAGAACTTTTAGCAATGCTTGGCGGCGGTGTGAGTGGCTTCATCATGAAGATGATGGCGGCACAAGCAGAAAGCCAAACGCGATTATTTGAACGCATGATTCAGAAGCAGGTAGTGGCTGATGACTCAGCGGATCGTGCGTCTGCACGTGGTGGTGTATATATGCGTCGTGCTATCACATCATCAGTTATCTTTGCCATTGTAATAGCTCCATTCATCTTTGCATTCACTTCTGTTGGGATAAGTGTCCAGCATGAGACATCTGGCTTTTTTGGCTTCTTTAAGAGCCTTAAATGGGACACAGTTCAAGGCTTTGTAATTCTACCAGAGATTCGTCAAACAGCATTAGCAATTGTAGGGTTTTATTTTGGTTCATCACAAGTTAAATGAGTGATAAGATATCCAGACTTGACACAATGGTTGAGGTTGAAATACCAATCACCACAACAGGTGCTTTGGGAGAAGTTGTCAAAACATGGGGTGACACAAAATCACTATGGGCAAACAACAAGCCATTTGCAGCAGATGTTGGCTTTGAAGAAACTTTAAACCAAAAAGAGCAAGCACAGCAAAAGACTGAGTTTGAATTTAGATATGACAGAGAGTTAATTGATAGCAATCACTTCTCTGCAATTTCAAGAGTTTTATACAATGGGTTTGTTTATGACATCTATGCTGTTGAATTGATAGGCATGAATGATCGTGTATCACTTTTTGGAAAAGCATCTATCAACCCATCCAACTACACTGGTGATTTCATTCTAACAGAGTCTTATGATCAAGTCTTGATTGAGGCAGGAGACAATTTAGTGGTATGAGTGTAGACATTAAAATGCATGGCATAGAAGATATGCAAAAAAGGCTCAAAGAATTGGGGACAAAAAAAGCTTTGCGTGCTCCAGCAGCTGCAGTCAGAGCTGGATCCAGAATAATTATAGACAAATCCAGGAGTGCTGCACCAGTTGACACAGGACAGCTAAAGAAGTCACTTGGTCAAAAGATTAAGACATACCGCAGAAGCAAAGTTGTTGTGTCAATTTTTGGAGTACGCAATAAGCTTGTCATAACACCAAAAGGAAAAAGAAACCCAGTGAAGTATGCTCACTTAGTTGAGTTTGGCACTAGGAATGGAGTCAGGCCAAATCCTTTTATGAGAAGGTCATATTCATCTTCTGCAAATTCAGCAAGGATAGCAGTGATTGATAAGATGAAACAAATATTTTTGACAGAGTCAGCAAAGGTCAGAATCAGATAAATGAATTTTTTTAAACAGCTTTGCATATTTCAAACAAACCAAGCATTCAAGGATGCAGTTGGTGTTAGTGTGTATCCTGCAAAATCACCTCAAGATGGATTGTCAATTCCATCATACAGTTCAGATAATTATGCAGTTTTCAACTTAATTTCAGATGATCACATTTTAAGCCACCAAGGAGTATCAAACATTGGTGAGTGCATTGTTCAATATGATTTTTATTCCAATGTTTTTTCAGACATCCAATCAGTTCCAATAAATTTGATTGATCTTTATGAAGGCATAAAGCAAGATATAGGGAACAACTATGAGATAAATTATTGCAAGCTTGAAACTGATCTTCAACAGAACAACCAAGATCTTGATTTGGTTTATAGAAGAACATTAGACTTTACATTCAGATACAGACTCTCTGCTGTCTGAGACATTAACAAAAAAAGAACAAGGATAATATTATGGCACAGCAAGGATTTGGAATTTTATTCCAGTACACAATAGATGCAGGCACCAGTTGGGTGAGCGTTGGTGAAGTTACAGATGCAACTCCACCAAGCATTAGCAAAGACACAATTGACACAACTCATCACCAAACACCATCTGGCGTTCGCACCTTTATGGGTGGTTTGGTTGATAATGGTGAAGCAACTGTTGAAGTGAATTATGATGTAACTGACACAGGTCATGTTCTATTGCGCACACGTGCAGGAGAAGCAAATGACTTGCCACTTCTATACCGCTTCATTCACAGTGACACTGCAGGAACAATTGATGAATTTTCAGCACTTATCACAGGCTTTGAATCAGAAAGCCCAATGGATGATAAAGTATCTGCAACAATCACTCTAAAAGTATCAGGTGTAATCAACTACGACGCAACTTAATATAAAATGGCTAAAATAACTTACAAAGGTGAGCAGGTTGATTTAAAAATCACCAATAAAACAATGATGAAGTTTGAGATGGCAGGTGGTTCATTCTCAGATTTTAGCAGTGCTCCCATCTCGCAATCAATCAAGTTTATCTGTGCAGCTTTGGGTCTAGAAGGTGATCCATGTGACCATGCAGATGATTTTGGGAAGATGTCTGACATATCAGAGTCAATTAGAATTGCACTTGAAGAGTCAGGATTTTCTGCACCAGAGGATGCTGAAGTTGATCAGGGAAAATAAAATGGCTGAGTGCAGCAGCCAGATGTAAGGTATTTTATGGAATTGGCAAAAAGGAATGGGAGTCACTAGACAACAATGAAATAACAGAACTGCACAAAGCTTATGAGCTTCAACAGGAACGTGAGGACAGCAGATTTGCATTGATCTGCACAATCATTGCAAATGTCAATAGAGATTCAAAGGTCAAAAAAAGGCCATACAAAATATCTGATTTCATGCCAAGATCAAAACCCACCAGCAAGAAGGAGTTAATTCAAAAGATTAAACAAATAAAGACAGGCATATAAATGGCAGTTAAAATTGGATCATTGTTTGGGACAGTAAGTCTAAACACCACACAGCTTGATAAAGATATCAGCCGTGTTGGTGCAAAGATGAAAAAGTTAGGCAACAGCTTTAAATCAGTTGGCAGCTCTTTGTCTAGAACAATAACTGCACCAATTGCAGCTGTTGGTGTGGCCAGTGTAAAAACATTCATAGATCTAGAGCACGCAATGATGAAAGTCAAAGCAATCTCTGGTGCAACAGATGCTGAGTTTCAAGAATTAACTGATGATGCCAAAAGGCTTGGTAAGGCAACTATATTCACAGCCAAAGAAGTTGCTGGACTTCAGCTCAATCTTTCAAAGCTTGGATTCAGCCCAGATGAGATTGTTGAGTCAACAGAAGCCATCCTTAGTTTAGCACAAGCAACAGATGAAGACTTGGGTGAAACTGCCCTAGTTGTAGCTGGTACATTGCGTGCTTTTGGAATGCAAACTACTGAGACAGCCAGAGTCACAGACACTATGGCTGCAGCTTTTTCTAGCAGTGCTTTGAATCTAGAAAAGTATAAGGTGAGTATGGGAACATTGGCACCAGTTGCCAATTCATTTGGGCTAAATGTTGAGCAGTCAAGTGCAATGCTTGGGACACTGGTCAATAGAAACATTGAAGCATCAACTGCAGGCACAGGATTAAGAAATATCTTGCTAGACTTAATGGGTGCAGGGATGTCGCTGGATCAAGCATATGATTCAATCAACTCATCAACAGACCAAGCTGCAACAGCATTTGAAATGTTTGGCAAAAGAGGTGCAACAGTGGCACTTGTTCTGGCAAATAATGCTGAAGAAACATTTGACTTGGCTGAGGCATTAAGCTTAGCAAATGGTGCTGCAGGAAAAATGAGAGAAATGATGGAAAGCACAGCATATGGTGCATTCAAAAAGTTCTTGAGCGTTGTTCAAGCACTTGGTGAAGAAGTTGGCAGAATATTAAGCCCAGTTTTTCTTGCTTGGATAGATGTTTTCAAAGGAATGATTGAAGAGTTCATGGCACTGGATGATGCAACAAAACAAGCAAAAATAAACTTTGCTATTTGGGTTGCAATAATTGGACCAGCCATAGTTGTTATTGGCACGCTGATGGTAGCATTGGCAGCTATGGTGGCAGCATTCACGACAATAGCAGCAGCAGTTTCTGCTCTTGGGTTAACATTCTGGGGTGTGATAACTTACATTGCTGGGTTGCTGATGCTGATGAAACAATTGATACCTTTAGGAGAAAGGCTTGGAACATGGATTGGTGAGCTTGCCTTTGTTAAGTTGCCAGCATTAATAGATCGTTTAAAAGAATCAAACTTTGGGTTTAACAAGTTTGTTGATGGAATGAAATCAGTTTGGAACTTCATTAAGGGTCATATGCTTTCTGCAATTGATGCCCTATTCAACAAGCTCTCACAGTTGTGGTCATTTTTTGGCAAAGTTGCTTCTGCAGTAGGAAGCCTCAACCCATTTAGTGGTGGAAGTGAAATTGATGGAGCCAGAGCAAATGGTGGTCCAGTCAATGCTGGTGGAACTTATCTTGTTGGTGAAAATGGCCCAGAGTTATTCAGCCCAAGATACAGCGGCAACATAACATCAAATGAGGACATGAATGCGGGTGGTGGAATCACAATGAACTTTTCCGTAGGAACAAGCATGGAAACAGTAGCAGCTCTCAAGAATATGAAGAACACAATTGCTAAAATTGCAGTTGCTGCTGTTAAAGAAAACACAATGAGAACTGCATAATGCCAACATATCCAATCATACTTCCATCAAGCCCATCTTTCACATCTATCAGATGGAATGCACACTCAGCAGTGGCAGTCTCAACTTCTAAATTCTCAGGTAAAGAAGTTGTTTATGCTCACGCAGGTCAATACTGGGAAGTTGAATTTGATTTACCACCACTGAATGCATCGCAATCTGCACAGTTTGCAGGTGCATTTTTAAGCTTGAATGGGCGTGAAGGCACTTTCTATGTATACCCGTCTGAAAGACAACCACAGTCACCAATCACAGGAACCAAGTTGATAAGGTCTGTTTCTGATTATGAGGTTACATTTGAATCACTCAGTGGCACAGGATCATTCACTGTTGGTGATTGGGTTACGCTTGGTGGCACAGGTGGGCTTTATAGAGTTACAGCTGTTACTTCATCAACAGTAATTGAGCTTTGGCCAAAGCCTAGAGGAATAACAACTTCAGAGCCACCAGCAACAACAGGATCAATAATCTATTATAGTAACCCAAGAGGGAAATTTAGGTTATATGATTCATTCTCTTGGGACATGGACTTGGCTAGAAATTATGGAATATCAATAGCAGCCAGAGAAGTCATATAATGCCCAGAGGATTATCAACATCAATTCTAGCACAGATTGCATCCACAAATATGGAGCCTGTGTATCTATTGCACATAGGCTTTGATGGCTATGATCTAAACGCATGGACAGGTCAAGGTAATCTATCCTTTGACTCTAAGACTTGGAAGGGTGAAGGCATTGTGCTTGAGTGGCCATCTGTTAAAGAATCAGTGGAGCTGGAGGCAGACAACATAACGCTGACACTTGATGGCAATTACAGCTATCCAATAAACATCACTGATCCAGATTTATACAGGGCAAGGACATGTGAGATTTACATTGGTTTCTTGAATGATGTTGGAGCATTGCTTGCCACTAATGTTTATAGAGTTTTTTCAGGCAAGGTGTCAACAGTTGGGCTTTCTGAGGATACTGTTGATGATACATTTTCAGTTTCAGCAGAATCAAGGTTGGTTGATTTATCTAGGGCAAAGGTTTCAAAATACACAAATGAATCACAGCTTCAGCTCTTTCCTGCAGACAAAGGATTAGAGTATGCAACAACTGCACAGACTGCATTGTTTATATCACGTGGTGAAACAATAACTGAGCCACAAAGCAAGAAGATCATTTATGGAAGAAACAAAGTAGATGGCACAGTTGTTTTCATTGGCACCAGTGGATCTGGGTCAAGATACTTAAACTTGGTTGTCGCATTTGCAGGGCATGAGTGTGAATCAATTGATCAAGTTTATCTGGATGACAGACCTCTGCTGACCAATGGAGCAGTGTCTGGAGAGTTTGCTGGAGTAGTTACTTACTATCAAAGATTGGGAGCAAGCTCACAAACATACATATCACAACTAGAAACAGAAGTTGGCACAGGTGTTTGGAATTCAGACCACAAACTGAATGGTATCTGTTATGCATACATGAGAATATTGTATTCAGAAGATTTGTTTGGCAATGATGCTCCAGCAGTTTCAGCAACCATCAAAGGCAAAAAATTGTATGATCCACGCAATTCAACAACTTCTTATTCAGACAATCCTGCACTGGTGATCAGTGATTTTTTGATGGATAGTGTCGGTGGATTTGGAAGTCCAGCATCAGGAATTGATACAGCATCTGTATCTGTGGCAGCCAATGATTGTGATTTTCTGGTTGCCACAAAAGACACCACAACAGAAAAAAGATACACTTGCAATGGAGTGCTGGATACATCAGACAGCATTGGCCAGAATGCTCAAAAGATACTGGACACAATGTTTGGCCAGCTTAGTTATCTTGGGGGTGTGTTTGCTGTTTATTCTGGAAATTATAGCTTGACAAGCATAGTTGGTTTTGATGATGACTTTTTAAGTGCTCTTGTGTTGGACAATAGAAACTTGCGTGATAGTTACAATGGTGCAAAAGGATCATACAGAACAGAGTTGCTTGGTTGGAGGGATGAAGAATACCCAGAGTATCAGCTTGCTAGTGGTGTTACAATTGATGGTGAGGAAAGGTGGCTGGAAAATGATTTGCAAATGGTTACAAGCCCATCTACTGCCCAGCGTTTATCCAAGATCAAAGTGATGCGAAGCAGAGCAGTTAGAGAAGTCACATTTGAATCAAAGCTTTCTCTTTTTAATGTAAGATCAGGTGACACAATTTCATTAAGCACAGCAAAGAATGAGGTGGACAACTTTGTTTATAAAGTTAGGTCAATGGAGTTAAACATGGGGCTGGAGCCAACCATATCTTTTGACATGATTGAAGTTGCATCATCTGATTATGCTTGGGATGCTGCAACAGAGGAAAAAGAATTGTCCATACCAGCATCCACCTCTGACTCTATTCTGTCATGGACTCTGGCTAGGTTGAATCTTCCATCTGTATCACCTGCATCCAAAACATCATTCTCTGCATTCAATGTCACTGCATATGCAAATGAAACTGGAGTTACAATACGCTACACAGTAGATGGAACTGAGCCAACAACAGGAAGCCCAAGTGTTGCCAATGGTGGTTCAATAACTATCAATCAGACATTGACCTTGAAGCTAAAGACTTTTCAAAATGGTGGTACGCTGACTTCAAATGTTGCAACATACGACAACTTTACAGTAACAGTTCCAACTCAATTGGTGCCAACTCCAACTGGATTTGTGACTGCTCAAAATGTTTTTAAACAGCCAAGAGTTTACTTTAGCAGCACAGCTAATGACACCACCCTGTATACCACAAACAATGGAGGTTCATCATTTACAGCACATGGAGATGCTGACATTGGTGAGATTTTTCTTGCAGGCTATCCATCCTCTGGTTGGACTCCATCAAATTTTAGAGCATATGCCACCAAGACAGGCTTTGTGAATTCAAATGTATTTACACTTCCCAACAAAGTAATTCCACCTGTTTATGATACAGGCAATCCATCTGTGGGTGTTGTTACATTGGAACTATTTCTGTATGCAAACAATGGCACTTTGTTCTGGCGCAGACGCACTTCACCTAGTGGCAGTTGGGGTTCATGGAATTCAAGAACTGGATTTAACTGGGGTGATCAGCTTAATTCAACTCTTTACCTTAGAACATCTGGGGGCACAAGATATGATTATCAGTTTTATGGAGCACAATCAGGATTTACTGACAGTGATGTTGTTCAAAAGAATGGTTAATTATTCATGACTGAGCATCAAAAGAAAGCTGTTGAAGCATATCTAAAAGCTGGCTCTTACAAAGGTGCAGCTAAGTTGCTTGGAAAAGACCCAAGCAACTTGCGTAAACTAATTAAGCAACTAGAGTTACAAGGTGATGTGCCATGGCAATCAGCAGCACCAACGCCAGCACATCTAACAGTTGGCAAATCAACTGTTCAATATGATGCCAATGGCAATGTGATCCAAGAATGGCGTAGGCTTTTCCCACAGGCACAAGGCATGCAAGATTTTGTTGATGGCCTATGCGATCAAGTTAAAGCCAAGGGCAAAGCACCAGTGCGTAAATCTCGCAAAACAGACACAGATGAGTTGTTGTTTGAGATTGACATTTATGATGCTCACGTTGGCATGTATGCTGATGAAAAAGAAACAAAGGATGCTGACTATGATTGTGATATCGCAGCATCTAGGATGGTTGCAGCAGCTGAAGGATTAGCTTCAAGAGCAAGGCGCCCAGCCAAGTGCGTGCTGGTTTTTGGTGGAGATATGATGCACTCAGACAATCGCAGCAATAAGACTGAAGCAAGTGGTCATGTGCTGGATGTTGATACACGTTACCATCGTGTAGTGGAATATTTGATACGTGCCTGTACCGATGTAGTGAATATTGCCGCCTCAGTGGCTAAAGAAGTGGAAATAGTTGTCATTGAAGGCAATCATTCGTGGCATTCTGAGGTATGGCTTGCAAGGGTGTTGGATGCCTACTATAGCAAATGCCCAAACATCAAGGTAAAATCTGATCCATCACCACGCAAGCATATGGTTTGGGGTGACAATCTTTTGCTTTGGGCACATGGTGATAGAATTGCTGCTCAGAAATGGCCAATGATTATTGCAGCAGAGTTTGCAAAGGAGTGGGGACAAACCAAGTGGAGACACCTAAAGATGGGTCATGTTCACCATAAGAAAGCAATGGCACCTGTTATTGTTAATGAACAAGCTGGATTGGTGGTTGAATACTTAGAGGCTCTGTGTGCTACAGATGCTTGGCACTCTGGTGCTGGATTTGTTGGCAGCCAAAAAGGTGCTAGTGCTTTTGAATACCACAAGACTGAAGGATTGATAACTAGATATTTGAAATCAGTTTAAGCTGATCTTATATGCTCTTCCAGCAACCATGCTGTGAAAAAATCCATCAACAATATTTATCCATTCAAAATCTTGGTCTGAACAGATGACATCTCCCATCCTGTCAGCCAACACAGTGCAAAGCTTTGTCTTGTTGCGGCTGATCTTCTTGGTATATTGTGGCTCAACCCATACCACAAGCCTTTCTTTGCAGCAAAAAACAAGCGTGCCAACCAATGCCCCAAGCTTGTCAAGTTCATCTATCTTGGCTGGTTGTGCAGGTTGGTATTCAATCTTGCAATCAATGCTGTTTACAACCTTCAACTCGACAAATATAGTGATTGGTGCATGTTTTCTGCTTATTAGGCAAAGGTCTGGAATGCCAACCTCAGTTGCACGCTCAAGGCTTAATGATCTAAAGCTTGGGATGGATTTTACCTTGGAACTAAATTTTGATTCATTCATGGCACATAAAAAATGAGTGTGGGTCTTGTAGGATTTGCTCTGATAAAACTTTCTTTTCTCTGAGTGATGTTATGATTTTGCTGTCTTGTGTTCCACCACCAACCAAATCCCAAATGTGAAGGGTGTGCTTCAATCCTTTTCTGTGTGCACGTTTCTCACACTCTTCACGCAATCGCAAGGAGTGGTCATTTGAGTAGAAGATAACATGCTTGGCAGCAGTAAGTGTATGACCAATGCCAGCTGTTTGTGGCTGTCCAATAAAGTAAAGGGTGTCTGGATCATTCATGAACTTTCTTTTTGCCTCATCTCTATCATCAGAAGGAATGCCACCATGAAAGCTCACTGCTTTATCTCCAAGTGTTTCTTGAATCAGCTCTAGATCAGCTCTAAATCTTGCAAATATTAAACACTTTTCTCCTTCATTGGCTTTTATAAGCAACGACAAGGCATCCATTCTGCTTGGGCTGGATTGGTTGATTTGCTTAAGTTCATTTTCACCCTTAAACCACCCAGAGCTTATTTGTTGCAATCGCATGTTTTTGACTATTGCCAGTGACTCTTCCATCACTTCTCCATCTTCATCTATGACTTCTTCCTTGTCACCTTGGAAGTAAGCAAAATCTTTGGATTTCAAATCATCAAATATTTTCCTTTCTTCTTTAGACAATTCAAAATGCCACATCTTGTAAATTCTTTCTGGCAAGTCTAAGCAGTCATCTGCCAGCACACGATAGCAATGACCATCAATCCTGCTGTGCAGTTCACCAAGGTTTTTATATCCAACAATCTCATTGAAATATCCAATGCGACAAAATTCAGCCTTGAATCCTGTCCAAGAATTGTGACCTATAATCCATTCATCCAGAAACTTAAATTGTGCATACAACTCACCAGCACCTTCAGCAACAGGCTGTCCATCCAGTATTCTTTTGTATGGTGCCAACTTAGATATCTTGGTCAAATATTTGGTGCGTGATGCTGTTGGGTTTTTTATGCTTGCACTCTGATCAATGCACAACAAATACTTTCCTGATTTCAAATACTTTTCAATCCAGTATCTGGCAGCATCACTTGTGAATGCCTCAGCATTAAATGCAATGACTTTGAACTTTTTTGAGTCTAACACCTTGTTCAACTCAGCAGTTTTTTTCATTGTTTTGTGCTTGGGTGTCCAAGTGACTGCATCATATGGCAATGACATATCCACAGGCAATTCATATTCAATCCAATTTCTGTGAACACCATTTGGCCATGCAACAATTATCATGCCATCAATTTCACCTTTCTGGTGAAGCCAACAAGCAGTATCAATTGTGACCTTTGTTTTTCCTGTGCCTTGTTGCATAAGAAGTGCAAAGGATTTGCGATCACGTGATAGATTGAATGCAGTGCGTTGGTGCTCCATTGGCTCACGCTTATATTCATAATCATCATCATCAGCAATGATTGCTCCTTGGTTTTTCTTTGTGACAAGCTCTTCAGACACACCTAGCATCCTCTCATGCTCTTCTAGGGTGTCTTGAGATCCACCTATCCAATCTGCCATTGGCCAGTTGTTAACCACATGCTGGACATTTAAACGTGTTATCTTGACAGCTAAGTTTCTTCCAACCCATTTTGAGAATGAAGGAAAGCAACCCATAGCCTTGAAAGTTTCTGGATCACTGATGTCTGCAGTTAGAAGCAAACATTTGTTTTTGTATGGTGTTACTTGCATATTTTAAAAGGGTGAAGCCCACCACACCTTTTTAGGCATGATGGGCTCACATTGATTTTAGTTAAGCGCAGATTGCTGAAGCTGCATAAGTGTTAAGAACAGAGGTTAGAGCTTGGCTGCGTTTTGGCAAGCGCAAGATGCCACCACGATAAACATTGGTGAAGGCATTCTGCAATGACCAAAGGTCACGTGCTTCAAAATTCTCATGCTCTGGCTTGTGCCATTGAGTAACAACATCAGCCATTTGTGACTTGGTGCAAGCACCTGCACGATAGCTGCGAACAATCAAATCATGGGCAGACTTATCATCAAGTTCTAATCCTTTGAAGGAATCAATCCTTTTGTCTGTGGCTGACCAGCTGTCCATAAGTTGACCAATTGCTTGGCTAACAATTGCAGGAAGGTCACGCATGATATTGGTTGTGTGGCGTCTGCCTAATACAATCTCATTGTCAAAGATCAGATTGGAGCAAACAAATGGAGCATCCCCAGCAGAGATTCCAGCACGGAATGCCTTGTCATGAGAATTGCGAAGTGCCATCACTGTGCCAACTTCATCTCCATGCTTGCGAGCAATGCCTTTGACTTGGAACAAACCAAAGTAGCGTTGACCTTCACGATGAAGGCTGTGGTGTTCGTTTACAATCTCAAGCTCTGTGTTGTCCACAGCACTCTTGAATTGGTTGACAAGCTCATCATGAGCAATTGGATGCCAGCGATTTGATGGTGAAGGAGTTGAAACCTTTTTGACATCAGCAAAATCACATTCGTCTGATGCGCATACGCTAAGGTTAAGAAGGTTAGAGTTGACTGGATTGGTTGTGTTGATGTTCATAATTTTTATTTTGATTGATTATTTTTTGGGTCAGCAGAATTGCTAACTTATATCTGACTATGCTGATAAAACTAACACAGTCAACATTTATTTTTGATTTGATTAGATTATTTTTTAAGCCTTCCACAAACTGGTATTAGTGATCTTCTGATTAGTGTGCCAGCTTCTATCTTGGTGCGCTTGTTATTGTTTTTTGCTATAACAGTTGTTGGCTTGTCTATGACAATGTCACCTGCTATGACTGCACCCAACTCCATGCCAACAGGTATCTGTGGGTGGAAGATTGTTGTGATGATTTTATTTTGATAGTGCCACTCCTCATTGAATCCATGATTTATAAATGGTGTGCTTTCCAGGTATTCTTCTGTGCGTGCTTTGTCGTATTCCATAAAAAATGCAGTGTAGGATGCTGCACCCCATAGTTGATTGTGTGAGCTTATGCTAATTGAGCTGAGAGATTAGACACTAACACTTTCCACTCATCTGCTGTGTGGTCTGTCCAGCTTGTCCAACGTGGAGATATTCCATGGACATCTTTGTAAAAGTCAAAGTATGACTCCCACTCATTCACAGCACAGAAGTCTTCAAGGCTCTGTATTTTTGCATCCCAGTCAAGGATTGCCTCTACTTCAGCAACATCTTCTTTGTGAGATGTTTCATGAAGATTCAGACCATGCTTAAGAGCATTAGCCTTGCGCTCATTTTGCATGTGATCTACTATTGCTGCTACTAGGTTTTGTTTTTTTTGATTCATAATTTTGATTTTTTTCGGCTAGCAGAATTGCTAACTTACAACTGACTATGAGAATTAAACTAACTTAGTCAACATTTATTTTTGATTCTTTTTCAGGGTCTGATTGTGGGTTGTAGCGTGGACACCCTGTCAATTTGATTATTCTGTCAATAAATATCTGTGACCACTCTGCTCTTTTTTTGCCCTTGATGAGATACCAGTCACCCACTTTTCCACTCTCAACAATTTCCTTGCCAATTCTCAAATATTTGTATCTGTCAATTGTCCCATTCAGCATTCCTGTGTCATCTTCCAGCACCAATTTCAAAAACAATGTCTGCCCAGTCATCTCTCTGCCACCTCTTTTCTCAACCAATATTAGCTCATTGTGGCAGCGCAAATTCTTATCTGTCATCTTTGCTATGATAACAAATTCACCTTCATCATCCAATGAAATTTCATCAATCAGTGAAATTTTTGATGTGACATTATATTTGTGTGGGTTTTCAATGATGTGCCCCCACTTGTTTTTTCCTTCCCAGATATCATCCCATGCTGTTGTCCCAGAGGAAAGCAAGTTGTTTTGCCTGAGTGTATATTCACCACCAGCTCTTCTTTTTAAAATATCAGCTGCCAACTTGTCTCCAACTCCTTTGATTCCAACCAATCCACCAACCAGCTTTCCATCTTGGACTGACCAATTTGCTAATGACTTGTCTTTGTGATATGGCAAATATCCAAATCCTTCATGGCTTAACTCTCTAAGTATCTTAATGCTTTGATCATCATCTTTTGCATTGCGCAAACAAGCTGCAGCAAACTCAAGAGGGTGATTTGCTTTCATGACACAGCACCAATAAGATATCATTCCATAAGCAACAGCATGTGATCTATTGAATGCCCATGATCCCATTGTGTTGATGTTGTCCCATATCACTTTTGCATCATCAGATTGTATTCCATTTTCTTTTGCTCCAGATTCAAACCTAACCCAGAATTTGTTGAAAAACTCCTTGCCCAAAGATTTGCTCATTGCTTTGCGCAAGTTACTGACATCTTCCCAACTCAACTTACCAACCTTGCGTGCAATCTGCATGACCTGTTCTTGGTAAACAATGATTCCTAGTGTGCCGTCAGTTATTTCATCAACACTAGAATGGATGTTTGTTATCTTGGACAACCCAAGCTTTCTTTTGATGTATTCTGCTGTGCCACCTGAGCTTAGTGGTCCAGGTCTGCCCAAAGCTGTGAGGCAAGCTATGTCATCAAAACAATCAACTGTTATCTGTTTGCACAGACTCTGCAATGCATTGCCCTCAAATTGAAACACACCAGCAAAATGTCCTTTGTTCAAGACATCTAAGGCTTTCTGGTCATCCAATGGCCAAGCTTTCAATTGCTCTCTGCTCATCCCAACTTGATCAATTGAATCTTGCAGCACACTGAGTGTTCTCAAACCAAGCACATCAATCTTCAGCAATCCTATTTTCTCAGCATTGTATTTGTCAATCATTGCACATCCAGCTTTCTCATCAACTGCACAATATTTTGAAATGGGATCAGCTGTGACAATGATTCCTGCTGCATGAACTCCTGTGTGTCTAGCATGACCTTCAACACTTGCTGCAATTTCAAGCTCTGGATATTTTGCCAGTGTGCTTTTTCCTACATCTAGTTGCTCAAGGGTGTCCAGCAAACAAAATCCTGCACGTGAATCACCAGAACTTCTTTCAATAATTGCATTCTTCAAATCTGAAACTTCCCAAACAGGAATGCTTAAGCACTTGCTAACATCTGTGATTGCTGACTTTGCTTTCAACATGCTTACTGTTCCAAGCTTTGCAACACAATCAGCTCCATATTTTTTGGCTAGGTATTTGAAAAGCATCTCACGCTTAACATCTTCAAAGTCAATGTCGATGTCTGGATAGTCTTCACGATTGATATCAATAAACCTCTCAAACAACAAATCATAAGGCATTGGATCAATGTCTGTTATGCCAATCAAATAACAAACTAATGATCCACATGATGAGCCTCGAGCTGGACCAACAAACATTTTTGTTTTTGCATATTGAACTAAATCAGCCACCACATAGAAATAATCTTCAAACTTTTTTGTGGCGATTAAGTCCAACTCACGCTTTAATCTTTTTGCATACACCTCATCTTCTAAATCAACACCACGCAATATTGCACCTTCAATGCACATGTTTTTAAGAGTTGTGTCCACCACAGGTGAAACCATTTTTGCAAACGGCACTTCAGCATGGCAATCCTTAAACACAGATTCTGTCCTTGACAATACATCTTCAAACTGATGACCAAAATAATTTAGCCACTCCTCATCGTTCATGATATGGCTTGGGCTTGTTCGCATCTCATAATTCTGCATCCCAATAACAACTTGATGCCTTTTAAGATCACTTTGTTTTGGATAGTAATTGTGTGAGCATGCAAGTATTTTGTGCCTATACAGCTCTTCAATCCTTCTTTTGTAGAAGGTGTTGCACTGGCTATCCAAAGCCACATAAAAGTTGTCTCTGGCCAAGTAATCATCTGCATTTGATTCATCCCAGTATGCTCCCAGAACAACAATCAAGTTATCTGAAACTCTGCTCACAACACCCCAATCAATCCTTGGCAAATAATAAAACTTCTCTGTTGCTAACGATGCAAGCTCATGCAACTCTTTCAAGCCTTCTGAGTTTTTTGCAAAAAACCTAGTGTATGAAAATGGCTGTTTTGACCTTTCATCACAGTTCATTACAGTTCCAATCTCAACTCCAAGCACAGGATGCTTGTCTGCTTTCTTGCAAGCCTTGATAAAATCCAAATGCCCCCAAGTGCTAACTCTGTCACAGATTCCTACAATCTTATCTGGGTTGGCTGCTATGACTTCATCTAAACTGCCTGTTGCTGTGCGGAATGAATATTGTGTTCTGTTTGCAAAGTTTATCATTTCAATTCTATATAATTATTTTCTATCATCCATAAGGTGCAAGTGCACAATGCCTCAACATCATTGATTGCTCTGTGAGCACCAGCAAATTCTAATCCATCAGTTGCCAAGCCAAATAAACTTGATTGCTTTAGCCTTAATCCTTTTATGTGAAAGCTTTCAGCCACAGTGCATATTAAGTTGCTTGGCATTGGGAAGTCATCAATGCCTAACCTATCAAGTTCAAGCTCTAACATCAACTTATCAAATGCCAGATTGTGTGCAATTAGATTGGTTTCACCTTTGAAAAACAGATGCAAATCATTTAGCTTATCTTCAAACAATGGTGCATCTTTCAACATGCTGTCAGTTATGTTTGTTATCTTTACAATCTCTGGTGGCAGTCTGCGCTTTGGGTTGACCAAAAAATGCAGCCTGTCCACCTCTTTGTAATCAACATCAGATAATTTTATTGCAGCAAACTCAATGATCTGAGGCTGGTGCTTTATGTTTGATGCAATTGCCTTGGGCAATCCTGTTGTTTCAGTGTCAAATATTATCATCAGTGAATGATTGGTATATCTCCATAAGCATGACACTATAAACTGCCATGTCACTTAGTTGATCTTTGATGCATTCCATGTGTGATATTGCTGAGGGTGATTTTGGATCTTCAGCTATTGCCTTGACTAGTGAATCAAACCTAATCCACTTCCTGCGTATCTCTGTGTGTGTCTGAATGGCTTGAAAAAGCATTGAATCATTTTTGCGCTCTTCAATGTAATCTCCATAGCCAACTGATTTTGCTGAGTTGATTGCAACCAATCCAGAAATTGTGTCTATGAAATGATCTCTAACATTGCCTGCAAAAACACCATCCCAAGTCATGCCAGACTTCTTAAGCATTTCATTAGCAACTTCACTGTCAAGTGCATGATTAATTATTTCAGCTGATAAATTATTCATTGATGATTCCTTTGTTGTGTTTTACATTCACTGCTAAATCATCATATATCTTGTAACAGTATATGTCCTTAGCGTTTGTAACCTCAAGCTTCACACCAAACTTTATCCAAGCCCATGACTGAATGTATAATTTAGATATGTGTGCGTTTATTCCTGTGCACTCACTTACTCTGGCTGTGAATATCTTGACACGATTTCCATTTTTCAAGTCAGAGCAAAGCAACTCAGTGATTTGGTGTATGTCATTGCCTATGCTTGTTGCTCCTTTCCAACCATGGTAGGCTGCCAGTGTTCCATCCAGATCATAGCCAACCCAAGGCACATCATCATTGCCAATATAACCTTCCAAATCATAAAGATGATTGGTGAATGCTGTCATGTATACTCTTGTAGATAACATATTATTTTTCACCCTTTCTAATCTTGTCAATTGCTTTCCAACCAGCATATCGCTCATCAGTTGAGATTGATCTTTGCTCTGCTGTCTCAATCAAATCTTCCAACATCTTTAGCCTGTCTTGATCTTTTGGGCACAAAAAGGATTCAGCCCATGGATGGACTTCTAAAACTGCATTGAACATGCCATCAAACACATCTCTGTATTCATTCTGTGTTCGCTTTCCTGTGCGTGATTTGCCCATCTCAGCCAATGTCCTAAGATTGAATTGAGCAATGATGTTTGTGCAGATGTTTGTTGGTAGTATTCCACGTGCATCCTCAACAGCCACTCCCATCTCAATCAGCTTATCATAGGTGTTCTGAATCATGTCCATTGCACCATCATAGATTGCAATTGCATCTTCATCATGCTTGATAGTTGGTCCAGTCACATACTCAAACTTTTCCATGTTCAGCAATCGCATTGTTTGCTGTGCGTAGCATCCTGTGCGAGTGCGAACAAACTGGTGGGTGAATGCTCTGCTCACACCAGATATTTCAAATGTGTAGTTTACAAACTCCCAACTGCTTGGGATTGTATTTGCCATATAAGCAAGTTCACCCATTTTTTCATCAGTTGACATTGCCTTGATTTTCTGGCGTGTGTCATCTCCTTGAGTCAACCTTGTTGATTTTGTGTAAATGAGTTTGTCAACTGCATTTGATGTATAGTCTATTAATTTTACATTCATGGTTATTATAGTGCTGTTAATTTATATTTGATTCCATCTACTTCAACGACTTTGCCTTCGCAGGTCTTGGCTGAACGTGGTGTGCCTTCCTTTGTACCATAGCTGTTCTCGTAGTAAGTCTC